TGCACCAGGAGATGTCGCGGGTACAGTAGCCTTTGACACTAACTACATTTATTACTGTACTACTAACTACGTCAATACAAGTACTAATATCTGGAAACGAGTCCAGCTTAGTGCAACTACTTGGTAATTTATGTATTGGAATAGAAACTTATTTCCTGGTTTATCGGGTGGTGGTAGTAGTGGCGGTGGTACAGGCAACATATCATTTAGTGCTTCTACTTTAACAGGACCAGGCTACGGAGTTGATGGTGGTCGTATTAATATACAACCTACTGTTGATTCACCTAATACATTAGCTCTTTACCCTACGGTAGATAACGACATACATATATTTGAAAATAGTGTTCTACAAGGTGGTGTTACATTAGGTAACTATGGTAAGAGCTATGTTAGCGTGTGGGGTAACGGTGGAACAAACCCAACAGTAGATAATATTGCTATAGGTACAGTTAACGCTGGTGTTATTACATTAGCTACAAACACACCAGGGGCAGGTTCAAGTGGTGGTAGTAGCAAGACTTGGACATTTGACACAGATGGGGTATTAAAAACTCCAGATAATAGCTTTATTAAATCTAATAGTGGTAGTTTAGGGTTAGTTGACAGCGATGGTAATAGTTACATTGACCTTCAGTCGGGTGGAATCTACTTATACACTGACTATAATAACAATGAGTACGAATGGCACTTTGGATCAGATGGCACATTAACATTACCTGGTACTATAATATTACCAAGTGGTCAAGGACAAATCGGAGTTAATAGTAATGCTGGCTTAGATATTATTAATAACACCTCTTCCTACGGCTATGTAACATTAAACTACAACAATCAGTCTTATGTTACAGCTAATTCAACCGGGGTACAAATTACTACTGTCAATAGTCCAGCAAATACTTGGACATATAGTAGTACTAACGGTGGTACGTTTACCCTACCTACAGGTGGAACTATTACAGAAGGTACAAGCCCTGCAGGTATAGGCAATGCTATAACACTTACCCCAGCTGGTGGTAGTGATCCTAACCAACAGTTATTACTATACCCAACAGTAGCAGAAGGTAATCATTTACATTTAACTACTGGAGCATTAAGTGCAACAAGTCTATTTTTAGGTAATGATTCTCAATACGCAAGAACTCGCGCCGATGGTGCTATGGTTATTGGTACAGGAGATTCATATCCTGATGTGGCTGGGTACGGCTCGCGGTGGACATTTGATACAAGCGGTGCATTAACCTTACCTAACAGTACTTTAAGTGGTACGTTAGTATTTCCTGATGGTTCAATACAGACAACAGCTTACACAGGTGGCGGTGGTGGTTCAGGCGCTTCTGGTTACAGCGGTATTTCAGGCTATTCTGGCGCAGCAGGTGCACAAGGCGCAACAGGTTCAGCAGGTGCTCAAGGTGCAGCTGGTACAAATGGAGCGCAAGGTGCACAGGGCGTAGCTGGTACTTCTGGTTATTCAGGTTTCAGTGGCCCTGCAGGTTCAGCAGGTACCCAGGGAGCTAATGGCGCACAAGGTGCACAGGGCGTAGCTGGTACTTCTGGTTATTCAGGTTCAAACGGCGCACAAGGTGCACAAGGATCGGCTGGTTCAAATGGTTCGCAAGGTGCTCAAGGTGCAACCGGCACTTCTGGTTACTCTGGTATAGGCACTTCTGGTTATTCTGGAGCAACAGGTACATCTATTACCATTATTGGCACAGTACCTACAGTGGGTGGTAATGCTCAAACAACTTTAAATACAGCATTCCCGAGTGCAGTAACTGGTAACGGCGCTATCGCAGAAGATACTGGTCACTTATGGGTATATAACGGATCAACTTGGAGTGATGTTGGTCAAATAAAAGGAGACTCGGGTACTTCTGGTTATTCTGGTTTTGGCACTTCAGGGTATTCCGGTACAGCAGGTACTACAGGCGCACAAGGCGCTCAAGGAGCTACAGGCACTTCTGGTTATTCAGGCTTTACAGGTACGAGTGGTTATAGTGGTTTCTCGGGTACTTCTGGTTATTCTGGTACAGCTGGTACTGCAGGTGCGCAAGGAGCCGCAGGTACTTCAGGATACTCTGGTACAGCTGGCACTACAGGTGCGCAGGGCGCAGCAGGTACTTCTGGTTATTCCGGCATAAGTGGCTACTCTGGTATTTCTGGTTATACTGGTACAAGCGGTTATACTGGTATTTCAGGCTATAGCGGTTTTTCAGGTCCCGGTGCAAATCAAACTTTAAACACAACAAGTGTAGTTACTTTTGCAGGTATTAATAATACGGGTAATGAAGCTATTAGTGGTGCTTTAACATTAGGTACAACAGGATACGGGCTTATATCTGCTATTAACTCTTTAACACTTGCTGTATCAGCTAACCCGGGTAACATTATTATTGCTCCAGGGCCTGGTGGTGTTATTAATGTTGGTACTTTATCTGCTACAGGCGGTATATACGCAGGTGGTACATTAGGTACAGCCGGTTATGTATTAGAGTCAACCGGTACAGGTGTTGCTTGGGTATCAGCAGGTGGTGGGGGCGGTTTAGGAGCTTCAGGTTACTCGGGCTATTCAGGTGTATCAGGCTATAGCGGTATTTCAGGCTATAGCGGTATAAGCGGTTATACCGGTATTAGCGGTTACACAGGTATTTCTGGTTATTCAGGCTTTACAGGTATAAGTGGTTATTCTGGATTTAGTGGTATAACCGGTTATAGTGGTTTTAGCGGAGTATCAGGCTACAGCGGCATATCCGGTTATTCTGGTATTTCGGGTTACTCTGGTGTATCTGGCTATTCTGGTTTCAGTGGTATAAGCGGTTATAGTGGTTTTTCGGGTATATCTGGTAGTACAGTAAATATTTCTAGTCAGGTCATTACGTATTCTAATACATTTAGCGCTGGACAAGTAGTTGGATTAAGTAACGTAGATGGAAGCTGGTTCTTAGCACTAGCTGATAGTGCTGCGCATTCACAGGCAGCTGGTATTGTACAGTCCTCTACAGGTAGTACATTTACTATTGTTTACGACGGGATTATTACAGGGTTAACAGGGTTAAACCCTGGTGAAGGTTATTACTTAAGTCCTAGTTTATCTGGTGCGTTAACCACTGTATCTCCAAGTGCTATCGGTACCGTATCTAAGCCAATGTTACTTGCAACTTCTACAACAACCGGTATAGTTGTAAATGAAAGAGCAATAGTAAACACTGGTGTAACAGCTGGTGTACTAGTCAATACTTCATCCGTATCTGTTTCTTCCTATAATGTACAATCAAGTGACTATTTGATTGGTATAAACTATAACGGTGCAATGACTGTTCAGTTACCAGTTGGTGTTGCAGGTATGAACTACTATATTAAAGATGAATCTGGAGCTTTAGACGGTGTAACAAAATCAATAACAGTATCTGCAACAGGACCAAACCTTATTGACGGGTTAACATTCGCTCAGTTAGTTGGACCATATGGGTGCTTACATTTAATCTTTAACAACAACTGGGATATCGTATAATATGAGTTATAACTACTTTCAACAAACAATCGTTCCTTCAACCACTGCCTGGTCTATTGGTACAGTACAAAGACCGTTTAAAGATATCTGGTTAGGTTTCGGTTCTGTTAACTTAGCTAACTTTACTAGTGGTTTAACTGGTCTTGCTTTAGATAACACTAGCAATATTCTTACTTTAACAAAAGGTTCTGCCGGGTTACAAATATTAGACTCTAACAATAATACTGTATTTTACGCAAATAGCGCCGGTAATGTTACAACTTATACAGCTGCAGCTTCAGCAAACAGTATTGGAGCATTTACTATTAACGGTAGTAGCTCTCGTACCACACAACAAGTACTCAACCCGGGCGTAATGTTTCACGTTACTGGTAACGATAACTTAAATAATCGTATTGTATATGATTCATTTGGCTCAAACAGTGGGGTTGGTGTATTCCCACAACTTATTGGTCGTACAGCAAGAGGTACAGTAACCACACCAACATATACACTATCCGGAGACGTTATTTTTAGGATCACTGCAAACGGTTATAACGCTTTAAGTGGTTTTACACAGCCAAACGGTTCTACTACTTCTCCTTCATTTATTGAAGCAGTAGCTACAGAAAGTTTTAGCGGTCAGTCGGTTGGTACAGAATGGCGTTTTTATAATGCTACAAAAGGTGATGTTACTGGTGCAAGCACATTAGACTTAGTTATTGATAATACCGGTGTAAAAGTGCCTGTAGCAAGTGCTGGTATCACGTTTGGTGACGGGTCGTTTCAAAATACAGCTTATGTAGCGCCACCATCTGGTACTTATGCAGCACAAATTAGCGGTACCTGGGTACCTCAAATATCAGCCGCCGGGTATGCTTTGTCTGCTGTAGGTTATAGTGGCGGTACACCAGTAGGGGCGTATATAAAGACTGGTAGATATGTGTATTGCACTTTTAATATATCAGTATCTGCGTTTACAGGTGTATCAAATTCAGCTAATCTTTATTTAGTTAATTTGCCGTTCGCGGTAGAAAACGGCCCGTTATTAATGCCGTTTGGAGATTTAAGTGTTTATCGTTATGCCGGGCTTACCGGTGGGGGTCAAGGTATAACAGGCGGTAATGAAGGTACAAGTCAAGGATTTACACTGTACAATATAGGCCCTGGATCAACTGTAAATCTTACACCAAATATCTTTTCTACACCTGCTTCAATGGTCGGTTCATTGAGGTATATCTCTTCTTAATAAATATAAACAATGAGTAACAACTTTGCATATCAAGCACTACAAGGACCGATAGGATTTTCTGGTACCTCCGGGTATTCCGGTAACAGTACTTCTGGTTACTCAGGTATATCTGGTTTTAGTGGTACGAGCGGTTTTTCAGGCTGGTCCGGTACCCCTGCTGTTGGTATAACTTATTACTATACTAATAGTGCTGCTGATGTTGCTGGTTTTAGTTATATGAGTACCACCCCGGATTTTGATCCGGAACAAGCATTTATTGTAAATGTTCCTGCTAACTCAAGTGTCAATCTTTTTAAACAGATAACGCTTACTGGTTACCCGAACATTACTACAATACCACAAGGTACTTGGTCCTTTAATACGTATTATAGTGCAGCAAGTAGTAGTAGTTTGTATATTTTATACGCTGTATATGCTTATCATACAGATACTACTCAAACATTGTTACTTTCAGCACAAGGTGCATTATTAACAAACTCTACTTTCCCTCCTGTACAACAAATAACTCAGTTTACAGTTGTTAACCCTATTTATCTTAGCGCTACAGATCGTTTAGAGATTATAGCTACTGCTTATAATACTCAAGCCTCTCCGCACAGTCTTTCAGCATACTACGAAGGCACCCAGCATTATAGTAACACCTCAACAGGCATATACCAAGGCGCTATCGGTATATCAGGCTGGTCTGGGTTTAGCGGTATATCAGGTTTCTCTGGTATAAGCGGTTTTAGTGGCAATAGTACTTCTGGATATTCTGGTATATCAGGCTTTAGCGGTATTTCAGGAGTAAGAGGGTCAGTGTGGTACACAGGTTCAAGTAACCCATTAGGTAGTATACCCGGGTTACAAGATATGGATATGTACTATCAAACCAGTAATGGACAGATATGGCAATATAGTGCTGGTACTGCAACCTGGTATAGTATTTCAAATGTTAGCGGTATATCAGGCTTTTCCGGTATAAGTGGTTATTCTGGTTTTAGTGGTTTTACAGGTGTAAGTGGTTATAGTGGTTATACTGGTATAAGTGGTTACTCAGGGTTTACAGGCATTTCAGGTTATTCTGGTTTTTCAGGTATTACTGGTTATTCAGGCTTCACCGGTGCGAGTGGCTACAGTGGTTACTCAGGTTCAGGGGTATCTGGTTATAGCGGCTATTCCGGTTACAGTGGTATAAGCGGTTATTCAGGTTTTTCTGGTGCTAGTGCATTAGCAAATGCAACAGTAAGCGGTTCTTTAACTGTAGGTACTACTGGTGTAGGTTATATATCAGCTACTAACTCCTTAAATATTTCTGTATCAGCTGCTGGCGGTGCAATCAGTATTGTACCCGGTACAGGTGGTACAGTTGTTATACCTACTTTATCTTCATTAAATGTAAACGGTACTAGCACGTTAAGCGGTAACTTATATTTAAATGCCCCTAACAACTTTGTAACCAATCAAGGCGTTATTTCGTACAACACATTAAGTTATTCAGATGTAGACATTTTAGCATCGTTTGTTTCAAATGAAGCCAACTACAATCAGTTAGTAATACAAAACTTAAACCCAGCAGGCAACTCTTCTAACAGTTTTGTTGCTTCTAACGATAACGCAACTTCTGCTACAAATTTCGGGGAGTTCGGTATTAATTCAGCTGAATACACAGGTACCGGTTCCTTTAGTATACCTGGTGCTGTTTATGCTGCAGCCGCTACTACAGACTTAGCTATCGGTACATATAGTAATAAACCAATACACTTTGTTGTTAATAGTGGTAACACTGATGCAATGACAATATTAAGCGGTGGTAATGTTGTAATAAGCTCTGGTTTATCCGCTGGGGCAGTTTCAGCTTCTAGTATTACACTAAACAACTTATTAATCAATCCTCAGAGAACTAATTTTTATTGGAATAGTATAACTAACGGTAGCCCTACTACAGTAGGTGGTTCTCTTAGCGGTAGCAGCACCAGCTTTATTAGTAACAACTACGGAGTACAGTTAACCCCAGCTACTAACAATTATACCGGGTTTGTTGTATGGAACATACCTCAGATAAATTACACAACAGATTTCACAGTACAAACCAGTTTTACAAGTTTTGGTGGTTCGGGTGCAGACGGCCCGTACGTATTAATAGGTAGTGCATTAAGCGCTTTACCATTTGGTAACCCTAATCTTTCTCAATTTGTTGGTTTAAGCGCGGTGAGCTTACAAGTACACTTTTATAGTGCTGCAGAACAGTTTGAAGCAAGTTGGAACGGCAACACAAATACGTTAAATATACCGTTTAATCCTACAGGGCAAACCAGTAGTTCTGGCGGTGTAACAGTATACAACTCCAGTGCATCTACGGTGGGTGCATCCACATTCTATACATTAAAGTTAGAGTTTAGAACAATAGGCAGTAACCGTTATATGGATTTTTACTTAAATAATAACCTACAAGGTAGCTTTAACATAACAGGCCTTAACTTTGGCGGTACATATTGCGCAGTCGGTGCCTGGACTGGTGGTTCTAACTCAAACAACTATTGTAGAAGTTTTCGTGTAGATCAGTAAGGTAATGTATGATATTAGGAAACTTTAGTACTAATAATACAGTATTTTACGAACAATACTCTGCTGTTGTTACAGATTTGATATATACCTCGTTAACAGCTAATGCTGCTAACTATCTTGCTGCAGCTACTAATACTTGGGTTAATGTTACATCTGCAGAATACTTTAGTGTATTATCAAATGTACCCGGTACTACCACGCACGTATTGCCAACAAGCTCTTTAAGCCTAGGTTCTTCCGCTGCTTGGGGTGTGGGCTATGCTACTACTGTAGTGTCTTCTGCAGCTCAAGTACCTACAGGCACATACATTATTGGGTTTGTGTCTCGTATGTTTAATACAACCGGGCATATGGCTCCTTTGTTTTCCTATACATTTGATGGTACATATACAGAAATAGCAAGTGCTGCTACTGTTACTACTTCTAACACTTATTTCGTAAGAAAAGCCCCTCAAACAAGTCTTTCAGCAGCAGGTTATGTTGCTATAGTAGGAGATCAAGAACCAGCCGCTACTAACGCTATTACTGGTTTGGAATATGCATATTCAAATACAAATACCGGTAGTTTAACAGGTGGTACACTTACTGTATCTCCTCCTTGGACAATAAACTCAAACACACCAGTATTCTTTCAAGTATTAGGTACAACAACAAAGAACTGGTAATATGTATATAAGCAACGTAACAACAGTTAACGATACCTTTCGGGAATACTCTCCTACAGGAACGGATGCTATATTTGCTTCATTGACTGCAACTAACTCTATTACAGCGTATAACGCAGCATCCGTTAATAGCTGGGTTCAAGTTACAGGTGGTGAATATTTTAAAGTACAGACTTTAACAAACACTGTTACATATGGTATGTCTAACACTCAGTTTGCCTCAGTACAAACCGGTACAACATTTAACGCTACATATTCTGTAATGTTATCTTCTAACCCCAATACTGCACTTCCAACAGGAACTTATTTAATAGGTTTTGCGGTTAGAAGTGGTGTGGCAAATGTTTCGGCAGTAGCGTTTCCATTGGTAAACACATCTTACTTAACTGGTACATATACCAGTGTCGGCGGTGCAAGTTACACCACCCCTGCTTCAATTTCTAATACTTATTTTGTAAGAAAAGCTCCAAATTCTTCTTTACCAGCTCCAAGTTATATTGGCTATGGTGGTTACCCTACAAGTGCAAGTTATTCATATTTAGTAACCGGCATTACTACCTGGCCAAACATGGGCGGTTATTCAACTACCACTTTTAGCACAGACCACACAGCAGCTTCTGCATCAGCTCCTTTTACGAGTTACTCTTCTAATTTACCATATTTTCAAATGCTCGGCACAACAACAAAACAGTGGTAATTTAACAAATCCAGTATATAATAACATATAACACCGTAAATATTAACAATGGCTCAGCAACAACCAAACTTTTTTCAGAAATCTTTTAATAACTTTGTAAAAAAGTTGCCATACACCGGCAACTCTACTGTTATTGACAATATTTCCGAACTTAATCCAAAGTTTGAAACATTTTATAAGATTGGTACCACTCAACAAGAACGCAATCTAAGACAAGCAGTATCAGTTGTACAAGATCCTAATAATCCTCAAAGTAACTTAAACGGTGTTATTATTGATAAAGGTTATCACGATTATTTGTATGCTTTAATAGATACAGATAAGGGTAAAAGAATTGCTGATTACCGCATTATGGCTTCTTACGCTGAAATCAGCCATGCATTGGATGAAATCTGCGACGAAACTTTAACACGATCTGAAGATGGTAGCTATGCAACTTTAACTATAGACGAAAAGTTAGAAGATGATCAAAAAAGAGAGCTAAAAAAACAATACCATTATATTATGGATATGTTCAACCTTGAAAATAAAGGTTGGGAATACTTTAGAACGCTCTTGATTGATGCAGAGGTTTTCTTTGAAAACGTAATCAACGAAGATAACAGAGAAGCTGGTATTATCAGTTTAGTACAAATACCTACAGAGCACATTAACCCGATTTATGATAATGTTCAGAACATGATCATAAAAGGATACATTTTACAGAAACCAAAACCAAAGGATGATAAGAGTGGCGGTGGTTCAAACAATAAAGGTAGTTCTGGTGGCCCTGTTAAAGACGGTAAAGAGTTGATACCTTTAGAACGTCACCAAGTAACATATTTTCACTCTCATACTTGGAACGAAAACAAAACAATTCGTTTACCGTACCTTGAAGTAGCTCGTAGAGCATACAAACAACTTTCTCTCATTGAAGATAGTATTGTTGTTTATCGTTTAGTTCGTGCACCAGAGCGTTTAGCTTTCTATGTTGACGTTGGTAATATGCCTGCAGCAAAAGCAGAAGCATATTTAAAGCGTTTAATGCAAAACTATTGGTCAAAACGCACATACGATTCTGATCAAGGTGGTTCTATTAACGTTTACGACCCACAATCAATGTTAGATAGTTATTGGTTTGCTCGTCGTAACGGTGAACAAGGCACTAAAGTAGAGCGTATCGAGGGTGGTGCTAACTTAGGTAAACTAGAAGACTTAAACTACTTTGTCAATAAGCTTTACAAAGCGCTACGTGTTCCTTCTAGCCGCTTAAACCCAGACACTAAGTTTGCTGATGGTGCTGAAATCTTACGTGAAGAACTTAAGTTTGCTAAGCTTATTATTAGAATGCAAAGACATTTTGCATCTACTATTAAAGATACGTTTATTACTCACTTAAAACTTAAAGGCTTGTGGAAAGAATATAAGCTAAAAGAAAATGATTTTAGCATTACTCTAAACCCGCCTTCACATTTTTCTGCTATTAGAGATCAACAACTATTACAGATTAGAATGGATAACTTTAAAGCAGCAACTCAAGTAGAAAACACAGTATCTAAAACATATGCTCTTAAGAAGTATATGGGTTGGGACGATGATGAAGTTCTTGCTAATAGAGAATGGATGAAGAAGGATGCTGCCTTTAACTGGGAAGTAGATAAGATTGCTACTCTTGGTAAAAACTGGAAAGAAGCTATGACAGCTGGACAACCACCAGAAGGTGGTGCTGCTCCAGGTGGTGTTGGTGCTGCTCCAGGCGCGGGTTCAGCTCCATCATTTGGTCCTGGTCCTGGTGCAGGCGCTCCAGCAGCAGGTCCTGAAGCCGGTGCAGAACCGGGTGCAGCTCCTGGCGCTAATACAGCTCCAGCAACCCCAGCAGCCGGCGGTGGTGCAGGTGGTAGCGCGTTACCTCCAGAATAAGTTTAAACGTGTAAGTACTTGATAGTAAACAAGTATTATCCCATGAAGAACATTGGTGGTTCTTGAACTTCTGAGAACCCACCCTTTAGCTCATCTTCAAGAGCTTTCTTTTCTTCTGTACCTTGTCTCATTAGTTCTTGGTACTGTAATGTACCAGTACCAAATAACTGCGTACCGCCGAACTTACCACGAGTATTAGCAACAGAAATCTTTATAAGAGCTTTAGCATACTCCATTACCCAACGTTCTTTTACTAGATCCTTAATAGGTCTTTCAAGATATACACCAACTACACCCCAATAACGGTAACCATTAGAAGCGGTTGAGTTAGGTTCTGGAGTGATTCTTAGTACTTGTGTGCGAGGATCAAAACGGCAGTACTGCTTTTGTGCAAATAGTTTTTCACGAGTTTTTAACCAATCTTTCAATACGTGCCAGGTAATCATATCAAACGCTTTACTACCTAGGGAATAAGCAAAGTGCATCTGTTGTGCTAATGATTGTTCAATAGTAAACAGCGTATTAACACCTTCATTAGTACCTTGAGTAAAATCGTAAATGTTTATAATCTTTCTATAGTCATTTAAGTCTGGATCCCAACCTGATTGAAAGGTTGAGTTCCATGTAGAAAGCTCCGGTGTATAGTTAACTAATGTGTCAAGCTTAATACCTTGACCGGGTGTATAAAGATTTGAATCAAATATTAATAATTCTTCTGTACCTGGTGTAAAACGTGTAAACATTTCAATAGCATATGCAATCATGTCATATGCAGCATTACATGCTATTTCAAGATTAATTAAAGGCGCACCTAGCTGAAAAAAGATACGCTCAGCTAACATGTCGTAGCTTTGAATACGACTATTTAAGTTAGTAGATAAAAACGCTGAAGGGCCAACCGTAGATGTAGTTACAGGCGCTACATACTGTAGTAGCGAAAAAGTATATTGATTATACGGAATAGCATTTTGATCAATTTGAATAGTAATGTTGTTGGTATTTTGTCCAGATATACTTTGTACAACACTATTACCAACATTTGCACCGTTTACAAACCAACCTGCACGTACGTCATTTAAGCTTGGCTGTCCTGAAGAACCTGATAGAGGCCAACCGGTTGGTGAATAAAACGATACGTAATTACCGCTAACGGGATAAACGTTATACGCGGGTAATGTTGGATTGTATGCATAAGCCATACCTATACTTAGGTAGACTTAAGTGTTGGTAATACTAACTTTGCTACTTCTTCTGGTTCTAAAAACGCTTCTTTTTTATACGGCCTATCCCACCAAAATCCGAATTGGTCAGGTCTTAAATACTTGCGATCCTTAAGTATATTAGTATTAGTTTTATAGCCAAATATATTAGGATCTGACTGCCCGAACATTACAAAGCCATTAGGTATTTTGTAATATGAACAGAAATGATTAAAAAAGTTATCTACTGTAAACCAAGCATCACAGGTTTTACATAGTTCAAGCAAATCTGATTGAAGCAAGTTATGTTTAATAGTGGTTACACCTTTAAGTATTCTCTCTCCAGAAACACCTACTTGTACTACTTCTAAGTTTGGTATCTCAGCTTTTAATAAAGCAATAAGCTCTTCCCAGTATGGGTAATTTTTAGGGTTATAATCTACTTTAGGTAGTTTTTGTGAGTATGGACAAATTATTATTTTCATAGATATATCTTTTTATAAGCTTCAGTGACATTACGATTCCAGTTATTATCTAGCATGTACTTGTAAACGTTATGAGCATCTCTATTAACAAAAGGAGCACCTTCCGATAATGAACAGTAAATTATATTATCTCCTTTTATATCCCAGAAGCAATCTGGCCAACAACAAGCAACGATAATCTTATAGTCTTTAAACTTTTTAATAATCTCTAACAATACAGACTTAAACGCGTAGTGGTCTCCTCTACCGCTATCTAGGTAATAAAACCTATATTTGTTTGTTACTGTTTTCCATTCTGCAAGCTTGTTTCTAAAAATGTACTCATCGCTTTGAGCCATATTATTGTCTTTTTCACTGCGAATACCACCAGTTTGATAGTGAAAGTGCCACGTCTTTAGACCGAGTACTGCTATTAACTTCCAACCGGCCCGAAACATTTCGTGAGTAAAAATAGTCTCTTCTCTATGACCTTTTTTAGATAATCTTGTTTCGTAACCGTGCTTAGCAGCTTCTACTTTATACAAAAATGTACTACCCTGTAGATGTTCTACTTCTTTAAACTCTAAATTATTTTTAAGTACCCATTGTTCATTTAAACCTAAAAATATATCTTCCATTTTATTAGAAGCTAGTTTAGATTCACCTATAGGCGCTTTAGGATCAATAATAGACGGACTTACAGCTCCTATTTTAGGATCCGAGGTAATGGTCTTGTACAATACTTCAAGAGTGTTAGGTAAAAGTGTATTGTCATCATCTATTCTCCATAAAAATGGCGTTGTACAAGTTGTTCTCGCATTTTCATGGTTTGTAACCTGTCCTGTTTTAGCACCAGGTAACCATACCCACTCTATATTCTCAATCAGCATTGCTGCTAATATATTATTAAGTACGTCATTCTTACGTGGATCATCAAACGCTTCATTATCATCATATACAATAACCTTACCAGGCTTACTGTTTTGATTTAATAAAGACAATAAAACTAGTGGCAACGTTGTATTGCTACGACCTCTCGTGGATATTGTTGCGGTTACATCTTTTAAGATCATTAACTATATTTTATACTAACTCGTTAAAAATACAAGTAATTACATAGTTTTTTAGAGAGATTGCATAAGTATACGCGATGTTCTACAAACTTATAACTCAGACCCCTATTACAGAGGGCCTAGATTATTTAATCGAAGAAGGCAATAAAGATAAGCCTGCTAATATCTACGTCTCTGGTGTTTACATGGTGGCAGAAGAGAAGAATCGTAATAACCGTATTTACAGCCGTGAAGAAATGGCTCGTGAAGTTGAACGTTATAATAATGAATTTGTTAAAACTAACAGAGCACTTGGCGAACTAGAACATCCGAATAGTGCTAATGTTAGTAGTGAGCGTGCATGCCATCTTATTACAGAGTTACGTATGGATGGTAATGTGGTGCGCGGTAAAAGCAAAGTTTTACGTACTCCATTGGGAGAAATCATGAGATCATTGGTTATGGATGGTGTTAAAATGGGCATGTCTTCCAGAGCTCTTGGTGAAGTTTATGAAGAAGGTGGTGTTAACCACGTTAGAAACATGAAACTTATCACTGTAGATGCTGTTGCTGATCCATCTGCGCCAGGTGCATTTGTCAATGGTATTCTTGAGTCAAAAAACTTTATCATTAAGCAAGATGGCCGCTACGAAGAGGTTTACGATACATTCGAAAACAAGCTCGGAGCATTGCCAAAAAAGGATGTCGATCTATATCTTAGAGAGCACATTATTCGCTTTATTAACAACCTTAAATAATATGAACGAAAAACAACAAATTGCGAGCTTTATAAAGCATGTAGTTGATAACAACTACTCTGCTGCTAATTCTACATTACAAACCGTGATCAATGAAAAACTTAAAAACCGCATTAAGAAAGCGGATGCTGTTTTAGCAAACAAAAATACAAAAAAATCCTGATAATAAGGAACAATTTACTAAATATTTAATACGATATGAGCCAAGACATTTCCACAATTCTAAAAGAAGCAACAAAAGATCTTCTATCCGAGGAAACACTTAAAGCTATTTCTACTGCTGTAGAACAAAAAGCTGAAGAAAAGGTTTCTCTTGCTGTTGAAGCAGCTCTTGTCCAACAAGATGAAGAGTATTCAGCTAAACTTGAAAAAGTATTAGAAGCTCTTGATGCTGATCACACAGCTAAGCTTCAAAAAATCGTCGCTCGTATTGATGATGTACACTCAAAACAGTTTGCTACAGCATTAAAGAAGATTGATGAAGATCACAGTGCTAAACTCACAAAGCTTGTAAAACTCTATGAAAATGCTTTAGGTAAAAACGCAGAAGAGTTTAAAAAGACTGTTGTCGAGAACGTTTCTTCTTATCTTGAACTTTATATCGATAAGGCTATTCCAGCACAACAAATCCACGAAGCCACACAAAACACTCGTAACTCAAAGATTGTTGAAGAGATTAAACGCTTAGTAAGCCTTGATGAAACTTTCGTAAATGAAAGCGTAAAAGAAGCTTTATTAGATGGTAAAAAGCAAATCGACGAAGCTAATGCAAAAGCTGTTGAAGCTTCGAAGAGTGCTCAACTATTAAACGAAAAAGTACAAAAACTTGAAGCGAATCTTTTATTAGAAAAGAAATCTTCAACATTGCCAGCTAATAAAAAGAGCTACGTACAACGCGTTTTAGCTGAAAAAGATGCAAAGTTTATCAATGAAAACTTCAACTACGTTTTAGAGATGTTCGATAAACGTGAAGAAGAAAACCTTGAAATGCTTAAAGAATCCACAAAGCCAAAAACTAGCGGTGTTGATATCGTTACTGAAGAGAAACAACAAAAGAGAGTTTCAAAGTCATTCAACTCAGCTGGTAGCGATGATGGAGAACAATACGTAACTGAATCCTACGTATCGTTATTTAAGAACAAACTTATTTAATAAATAAATCAGATTTTTATCCAAAAGCCCGAGAAATCGGGCTTTTTTTTGTAAGTATATCTACACGTTGAAGTACTGTTAAGTACTTGAGGTATTGTCAGTTAAAAAATTATTTAGATATGAAACAAATCAAACCTTCACAATCATACATCGATCGTGATCGCGCAAGCCAACTTTTAAAGAAGTGGGCACCATTGCTCGAGCACGCTGACGATGCAACTCCAGCGATCAAAGATGATCACACAAAGTTAAACACAGCTATCCTTCTTGAAAATCAAGAAAAATGGTGCTTTGAAGCTACTAACACAGCCGGTTACGGTGGTTCTTTCGGTAACACGCAAGACGCTACTACATTAGGCCGTTCAAGCGACTTCTATGCTTCAGGTGATGCTCGTTTACCTAAGATTCTGATCCCAATGATTCGCCGTACATTCCCTGAACTCGTTACTAACGAGATCGTGGGCGTTCAGCCAATGAGTGGTCCAGTCGGCCTCGCATTCGCTTTACGTTATCGTTACGAAAATCAACCATTGGGTTCCAATGCAATTGATAACGGTCCAACGAACGCTAACTACGTTCAACCTTGGAACGCTCAAATTGAAGGCCAAGAAGTTGGCTGGAACTACCTAAACACAGCATTTACAGGTGTATCTTCTACATTCTTATCTGGTTTAGCTTCTGGTGATCCTAACGCAACAGCATTCCCTATCCTTTCAAGTGATAGCGGTATCGCTCAGCTATTAAGCCAGTTTGAATTAACTTCAAACATTCCTCAGATGGTCGTTTCGTTCGAAAAGACCGCTGTTGAAGCTGGTACACGTCGTTTAGCAGCTCGTTGGTCCGTTGAACTTGAGCAAGATCTCAAGAACATGAACGGTATCGACATCGACAATGAATTAACGAACGCTATGTCGTACGAAATTCAAGCTGAAATCGACCGTGAAATGGTAATCCGTATGTGCCAAACAGCACTCAATGCTGGTTATGGTCAAGGCTTCTCATTCTGGAACGCAGCTTCTGCTGATGGTCGTTGGTTAGGTGAACGTAACCGTGACTTCTATGCACGTGTTATCGTTGAAGCTAACCGCGTTGCTATCCGTAACCGTCGTGGTGCAGCAAACTTTGCTATCGCAACACCTCGTGTTTGCGCAATGTTTGAAATGCTACCTGAGTTCCAATGGTTCTCAGTAAATGGTAATGTAAACACTCAACCAGTTGGTATTGCTAAAGTTGGTACCGTCGGTGGTCGCTTCACGATCTACCGTGATACACGTACAGAAGCTCAATATCAAGTAGGTCTACGTGCAACTGAGTTAGAATATTGCTTACTCGGTTACAAGGGTGCTGAATACTATGATACTGGTATCGTTTACTGCCCATACATTCCTGTATTGGTACAACGTACAATCGGACCTAACGACTTCAGCCCACGTGTTGGTTTAATGACCCGTTATGGCGTTATTGACCACATCTTCGGTGCTTCGTTATACTACCACTTACTCATTGTAACAGGCCTTGGAACAGCTTTCGTTCCTGGTACTGCTGCTCAAATGCTATAATAAGCATTTTAAGAGTATCTGTTCTCACAAGAACCCGTCGAGAAATCGACGGGTTTCTTTTTGGTTGCAGACCTGTATTAACTTTGTTTCAGGAGTAAATAATAACAGATGAGTAAAAAGAAAAGACTGCAAAAACAGAAACTAGCTCAACAAAGTCAAAATAATACACCTGCTACTAAAGACAAGAGTCTTTTAGTACATCAGGCCGATAAACTGGAAAGACCGGTGATGATACGACAAAGGCCGGATTTGACAAACAGGCAAAAAGAGTTTCTTAAAATAGCTTTAGATAATCATACAAAGGTTGTCTTTGTTACAGGGCCATCTGGTAGTA